AGGTGAAGGCGAAGCCGGTGCCGGGATCGCTCAGTTCCTCGTAGGCGGCGAGCATGGAGAGGTCCTGCGGGCGCTTGAGGCGCATGGCCACGGCGATGGCGTCGGGCGTCTGCGCCCAGGCGGTCAGCGAGATGCCGTTGGTCGGGATCTGGTTGAGCGCATAGACATCGAATCCGATGGCGCGCGGCACGCGGCCCTCGCGGATGGCCTCGGCTCCGCCGTAGTTGATCGCGGCGTTGAATGCCGTGTTGCCGAGCAGTGCGGTGTCCTCGATCTCCACGGGGATGAAGAGCGATCGGCGGTCCACGCCGGCGTCGCGCTGTTCGAGCACGAGCTTGAGGGCGCGGAGGGTGGTGAGCGTCCAACTCGCGGTGGCGAGGGTGGTGACGATCGCGCCGAAGTTCACCGAAGTGACCAGCGAGGTGATGCGACCGAAGACGCGATTGAAAAGCGCGGAGCCGGCCTGCACGGCGAAGACCTCGGCGCGGGCCGGGGATTGGTTGAGCGCCTGGAGATCGGTGATGTCCACGGGCACGATGTGGTTCTCATTGAGAGACACGGTGATCGCGGAGACGTTGCCGCCGGACTGCTCGTAGGGGTTGCCCGAGTTGTCGGCCTGGCTGAAGGTCGTGGCGGTGGCTGCGCCGATGAGCGGGACGGAGATGGCGTCGCCCACGTTCTTTGCCTCCATGCTGAAATCACGGGCGAACGCGCGGAGAGGCGCGAGGCGCTTGGTGACCTGGTTGAGAATTTCCCGGGAGAAAATCTTGTCGTCGAAGTTGATGGTAGCCATAAAGTATTAGGTTGTTGGTTGGTTGGTTGGTTGCGGGCGAGAGAGAGGGGTTACGCGGCGGCGTGGCGGCGGGCGGATTCGCGGCGGATGACGGGGCCGAGGGTGGCATCCTGAAACATGCGCGTGGCCTCGGCGGAGTCGGCGGCGGCGAAGCGGTCGTAGATGGCCTCGTCGGAATCGGCGACGGTGCCGGAGGGCTCGGTGGGGATGGCGGGGACGCCCTGGCTGGCGGCCAGCTCCACGGCGCGGGCTCCGGCGCGGGCCTCGAAGGCGGAGGCGAAGGCGGCGGGCGCGGTCTCGACGGTGATCGCAGCGAGGGAATCGGGCGTGAGCCCTAGGACGGAGGCGAAGGCGGAGACGAGAGCCGTGAGGCGGGTGCCGGTTTCCTCGGCGGTGGCGAGCGTGGCGCGGACGGCGGGGATCTCCGCTGCAAGGCCCTCGGCGGTAAGGGCGCGCTGGGTGGCGGTGGCAAGGTCGTCGGTGAGGGTGGAGACCTGCGCGGCGGAGGCGGCGAGGTCGGACTCAAGCTGCGCGACGCGCTGCTCAAGAGTGGCGGAGGAGGAAAAGAGGCCCATGTTGTCTTCGGCGAGTTGTCAAACGGAAAGCAGGCCCTCGATGGTGCAGACATCGTCCACCAGCCCGCGGGCGAGGGCCTCGGTGCCGAGGAAGGACTGGCCTCGCATGGAGTCCTCAGCGATGGGGCGGCGCGCGGTGGCGGCGGCGCGGAATTGCACGCCGATGGCGTCGATCTCCGCCTGGATGTGCGCGGCCTGAGCTTCGCTCATGGGGATGTGCGGATGGCCGGCGGCCTTGAGGTCTCCGCTTTTGAAGATGGTGGCCTTCACCCCGAAGCCCTCGATCAGGGCGGTCTCGTCGTAGCAGACCTGATAGACGCCGATGCAGCCGACATCGGCGCTCGGGGTGCAGCAGATGGCGCGGGCCTGCGAGGCGATCCAGTAGGCGGCGGAATCCATCATCCCGGAGGTGTGCGCGGCGACGGGCTTGATCTTGTCGGCGGCGGCGACGGCGGCGGCCAGTTCGGGCGTGCCGGTGACCATTCCGCCGGGCGAGTCGATGCGCAGCAGGATCTCCTCGATTGCGGGATCTGCGGCGGCGGCGCGGACCCAGCCGGCGATCTGCTCGGTGTCGGCGAAGCCGATCACGCGGTAGATTGGATGCAGTCCGGAGGTGATGACGCCTTTGATGGGGATGATGGCGGTCTTGCCCACGGTCTCCGGTTTGGGCAGTGGCGCGCCGTAAAGGTCTTCGACCTCCCACCACATCTCGTCCTCGTCGTCGTCGGCGCGGGCGGCAAAGCGCGGGTTATTCAGCAGGGCGGCGGCGCTGGCGGCGGCGGCGGCGAAGTGCGGCGGGCGGATGAGGGCGATGGGCGAGGTGAGGGCGAAGGTTTTCATGCGTCAGATGGGGTGGGCTGCACCGGTGCAGCCGAGGCGAGGTTGCCTTCGCTCGCGCCTTGGGTGAGAAGGGCGATGCGGGCGAGGGCGGCGGAGAATCCGAGTCCCGGATATTTCTCGGCGAGGCGCTTGGCGGCTTCGCACTGCGCAGCCATCTCGGCCTCGCGGGCGGGCAGGGTGGTGCCGAGGTAGTCGTTGCCGTTCTCGGCGTCGTAGCTGGTGAAGGTGTCGAGCCCGCCGAGGACGTTGGCGCGGCGCTCGCGGGATTCCCGTCCGGCATCCACGGTGATGTCCACAAACTTCGGCTGCCATTCCACGCGGAAGAGCGCCGGGTCGTAGGGGATTTCTCCGCGTTTGATGCCGCGGGAGAGAATCCAGAAACGGCTGCGGGTGAGCTTGGGAAACACCAGGTTGTTGCGGCGCTGCTGCAGGCGCTGGCGGAGGATGGCGAGCACGCCGCGGTAGGCGGCACCGCCGAGCAGCTCGGGCTTGAGGACGATCTCGAAGGGCAGGCCGTAGCCGGCGAAGATGCCGCGCAGGTGGAAGTCACTCCACTGGGCGATGGTCGGGGAGGGCTGGGCGTGGGCGAAGCTCTTGAAGGTCTCGCCGGGGCGGAGGATGGGGATCTTGCCACCGCCGCCGGTGACCTGCTCGTAGGTGACTTGCACGGCTGGCGCGGCGGGTTGGTCGCCACTGGCGGCGACGGCGCTGCGGACGGTCATGCCGCGCGGGGCACCGAGCGGGAGATCGTTGGGCGTTTGCGTTTCGATGATCGCGGCGATCTCGGTGTTCTTTTTCGCCGAGGTCATGGCGAAGCCGAGGATCTCGTAAAGGTCCTGCAGCGGGGCGAGCGCGTGGACGAAGTTTGTCATCGAGCGCAGCTCGTCGGGGCGGTTGCGCTCGGCCAGGTAGAGGAAATCGCGCGGGGCGAGGCGGACGGTTTTGCCACCGGGGAGGGCGACGTTGTAGCCGGCCTTTCGCCCGAAGGTATCCACCCATATGCCATCGACGCACCGCTCGTCGGTGGTGTCGCCCGTGGTGATGCGGTGGCCTTCGATGACCTGGAGCTTGGCGGCGCCGGTTTCGTCTTCGGTCATGACGTAGCCGAGATCGCCATCGACATCGACGGCGCGGCAGTCGTGGAGGAGCAGCTCATCCATGCTTTCTCCCGCCATGAAGCCGATGGCGCGAGCGCGGGCGAGGTAGTAGGAGTCGTAGAGCTTTCCGAGCGGGCCGGGTGTGCGCGGCTCGAAGCCGGTGCCCACGGTGAGGCGGGCCATGAGATCGACGCCGGCCTTGAGGACCGGGATGTTGACGTAGGCCCAGCGCGCCAGGCTCATCGCGCGCAGGCGGTTGAAGCTGGTCAGGGTGTGCTTGCTGTCGGTGGCGAAGAAGGGCTTGTAGGCGCGCGAGGTCGAGTAACCCGTGGCCTCGTAAAAGCTGCCCCATGTTCCTCCGCCGCCGCTGGCCGCGAGAGGCTGGCCCGCTTTCGGTGCGGCGACTTTGCGCTTTTTCGGGCGGCTCATACCTGTGCGCAGGAGTAGTCGGGCATGATGAGTCGCGGGGCTCGGCGTCCGACCGCGTCCGGGTTGAAAGTGGGATCGGCGAGCAGTTCCTCGGCGGCGGCGAGCCAGATCTCCTGGGGCATGGTGACGTTGCCGGAACTGCCGCCGCCCTCGAAGTTCGAGCTGGTGATGGTGACGGCGCTGGCTTTGCTTGCGGTGGCGAGGCCGTCGGCAAAGGTGATTAGCCCCGGGATGTCCGCCGCGAACTTGCGGCGGAGGTTGCGGTCGGCGGTGCGGAGGAGAATGGCGGCATCCATTGCCGCGGGTGGGGTGTCAAAGGGTAAGACCGGCCAGATGCGGCCGGTCTCGTGTCGCGGGAGTCTATGGTCTCGCGGGCATCTCCGCTCGACTCCCTATGGTATGGTAGAACTCGGGGAGGGCACTGCTTCGCGATGTGGTGTCAAAAGAAGCGGGGCTTCACGTTTCTCGGCGGTGGCAAAGTTGAGCCACAGCGCCGCCGTTGATTGCTCGCAGCAATCGCATTCGCCAGTCCACGAGCCGGGATACGCCTCTCCGCAGGTGATGCAAAGCGCTGCATGAAAACCGGGAGTCGAGCTGGGCGTGTCCATGATCTTATGCGTTCATTGGTGAACTGTTTCCGCTGTCAATGGGGCGGGCTTTAGCTCGTAGTGGCGGACGTTGAGTCCGGCGGCGCCTTGGTATTGGGGACCGACGATTTGCCAGAGGGCGAACTGCATCTTCAGCGCGTCGCCCCAGTCATTGGGGCCGATGCGCGAATTGTGGATCCATTCCATGCGCACGGCCCGGCCGGAAGTGCGCTTTGGCTGGAGGGATTCAGAGAGGAGTTCGAGGATGAAGTCGTCTGTGAGATCGTGCGGAAGGTACAGGCGGGGCTGCGGCCACTTGCTGTCGTGGGCTTTGGCGATTTTGCCGTTGTAGAGAAGGGTTTTGAGAGCGTGATCGTGGTAGTGGTAGCGGAGGATCGGCGTGCCTTCGTAAAAGTCGGGGCGTCCGGCGACCATCTGGCCGTTGAGTTCGATGCCGCCGGTGCCTTTCGACGGATACCAGGCCCAGCCGGTGCGGATGCAAAAATCGTAAATCGCCGAGGTGAACGCGCCGGAATCGACGAGGCCATGCTCGGCGATGAGCGGGCGGTCGGGATCGATGAGGGAGAGCAGCGGGGAGCCATCGTGGGCGCGGGGGTCGATCATCTTTTCGTAAAGATCGAAGGTGCCGAGGGAGGCTCCGTATTCGATGACGGCGCAGGTGCCGTCGATCTGCCATCCGCAGATGATCCATTTGAACTTGTCGCCCTGGACATCGCTGGTGGCGGTGACGGCGACGGGGCGGAAGGGGCACTCGCCGCGGCGGTAGGCCGGCACTTTGAGCTTGCCCTCGTGGTCGCAGTCGTCGGGCCACCATTTGCCGGTGAGCGGATTCAGCGCGCCGGCGCAGATCGCGCGGATGTTGTCTGCGCGTAGGCTGATGGCGGACTCGCGCCAGGGGCGGGCAAAATGGTTTGTGGTGAGATGCTTCAACGCGGCGGGGTTGTTTTCCGCGGCGATCTTCATGCGGGCGAGCATGCCCCACTTCACCTTCGGGAAAGGGGAGTAGAGATCGCTGATCTGCATGGAGAGCCGGCGCGGGACGAGCGCGGGATCTTCGTCGCGGATGCGGGCCTCGCGGGACTTGGGCAGCCAGGTGCCGGCGAGATTCATGGAGTGCTTCCACTTTTCCTCGATCTCGCAATGCGCGGCGCTGGCGCAGCGGTAGGTGGTGAGGGCTTCGACGGCGTCGAGATCGTAGCGGCCGGCGAGGTCTTTGCAGCCTTTGTGGTCGTAGTTCAGATTCTCCGGTTCGAGGATCTGCCGCGTGCCGCAGTGGGGGCAGCGGACGTAGTAGCGATGCTGCGAGCCGGCCAGGGCGTTTGCAATGAATTCGGAGCTTTCGAGGTTCGGCTTGGAGAAGACGCCGAGGAAGGATTCGTCGGCGGTGGTGAAGCGGGAGCGGAGGTGATCAATGACGTGGACGCCGTCGAGCATGCCGGCGGCGCCGCCCTGGCTGACCATATACTCGACGTCGTCGGCGAAGGCGTATTTGAGCGGCTTTTCGCTGAAGAGGCCGGAGGAGTAGGAGCCGCCGAATTCCATGATCATGTCCATCAGCTCGATGAAGGTCGCGTTGAGATCGGCCTCGTCGGCGATGACTGATCCGCACAGCTCGCGGAGGAAAGGGATGACGCGGGTAAGCGCCACCTTCTTGGCTTTCGGGACGCTGTCGAGGACGTAGAGCAGGCGGCCCGGGGCGTGGAGGGGGAGGTAGATGGTGCCGTTGAGCGCGCCTTGCGTGAGGCCGGACTGGGAGCTCTTCACCACGAAGGCTTCGTCGCACCGCTGGCCTTTTTCCGCGAGGCCGCGGAGCCACCAATCCTCCTCGGGGATGTTGCGGAAGTCGCTGGTGATGGCCTCCTGGAACAGCTTCGTGTAGGGCGTGAGGTCGGGGTCGTAAGGCCCGGTGATGTTGCCCATCTTCGGGGTGAAGACGATGTTGTCGCGGGCGAATTCCCAGACGTTTTGCACGGCTCGATCGCGGATGCCATCGGCCCAGGTGGAGGTGATGAACTCGCGGAGTTCGGCGACGGCGCTCATGGGGTTTCCGCGGGGATCTCGACGGTGAACTTCGCGGCCTTGAGCGCGGCAAAGCATTCGAGCGTTTTCGCGTCCCATAGCCGGTCCTGCTCGGCGTCGCTTTTGCCGGTGAGCAGGGGCCGGACGCTGCGGACGAGGCGGCGAACGGCTCCGTAGATTGCACCGGCGATGCGGGCGTTTTCGCTGCGGACCGTCGCCGTGTCGGAGAGCGCGCCGCGGGTGACAAGCCAGGAGTTGAGATCGTTCTCGGCTTTGCGCAGCTCGGCGGTGAGGGAGAGCGACTGGCGCAGGAGGCTTTCGCAGTCGGTTTGATTCACGACGAGCGTGCCATCCACGACCGCTCCGGCGCGCGCTTTGTCGAGCTGCGACTGGATGCGGCGCTGCTCGCCGCGCAGGCGCTCGACCTGGGCGGGGAAATCGTAGCTGGCCTCGGTGAGCGCCAGTTCTCCGGCGGGCGCGGGTGGCGGTGGCTCGGGCGCGGGCGCTTCGCTCGCGGGCGTGCCGGTCTGGGCGGCGGCGTGCTGTGCGGCGGTGAGGATCTTCGTGGGCACTCGCTGCTTCATGCACGCGGCCCACCAGCCGGGCATTTGTGCAGGATGATCCAGCGGGCACGGCCGGCCTTTCTCGCGGCCCGTGGCGAGGTACCGAAAGAGCTGCCGCCGCTTCGTGTCGTAGAGGGATTCCCAGCGGGCGATCTGTTCGGCGGTAGCCTCGGCGGCGGGGGGCACGGGTGAAGCCGGCGTGGCGGGGCCGGGCGGGAGTGGAAGTTCGGCGGTCATGTTATGACGAAATTTTTCCGATCAATCATCTGTTCCCGCCGGCAGACGGCTTTCCACCGTCCGTGCGACGCTTTTCAAAGCACCAAAGGCACTCGACCCACCCATTGTTAGGGATGCTCCAAAAGTGTTCGCGCATCACAGTCGGGCAATCCATGCGCTTCAAGCTGTCTCCCGAGCCGTCTGCTCTGGCTTCGGTGGCGCTTGGCGACTCCACGGGCTCAGGGCTCCCGGTTGGTTCGTCGGCGGGAATGAGCGAGTTGACCAGCGGAGGACAGAGCTCACAGCCACGGTCATCGGCGGGAACAAGCCGTTGGAGCAGACGGGCATCGTTCGACTCATTCATGGGCTGTCCTCCGCTGCTCAACTCGCTCATTGGGCCAATCAAGCTCTATGCGGGCAATCGCTCTGATGCACCCAAGGTCTTGCCCCCAATCTCCTGTCGATTCGGCCGTGGCGATCTTCTTGAGCGCGGATTCCATGCGGTTCCTTTCCTCCGCAATTCGCCTTGTGTCAGAGTTAGCAGCGCGGAGCAGATCATTGTCGGCGCGGAGCTTGCGGCAGTGCTCGACAAGTTCCTCCTGCATAAGCTTCCCGGTCGGGTCGCCCACAGCGGCTCGGATGTCCGCAATAAGGCCCAACAAGGCGGTGGACTCAACGCTGACCGCGTTGGCGTCCACCTTGGATTTGATGCGTTTGTTCGCGGTCATCGTGAGTCAGCTTGGTTGCTCGGCGAAGGAGTCTGTGCGTCCATCCTTCGGGCGATGGCTGCCAGTTCCACGGCCCAATCCCGGAGTTGGTCTTGCGTTTTTTGGGCGGCTTCGATTATGCGGCGCGGCGTCCGCTTGGGGTGGTCCTCGGGATAGACAGACGGGAAATTTCTGTTGTGCAGCATGGACGCAGCGATGCGTAGCAGCTCGCTTCGGTCGGACACTTGAGCCCGCGGACATTTATGGGCGGCTGTCATCATTTGTGTGTGGTGTCAAAGTGTCAGGAATTTTTGGTGCTAATTTCGCGAAATTAGGCTTGGGGACGCTAGAGAGCTCGGCCCGGTGCCAGTCTGTAAAAGATTCCTTTCCCCCGGCGGGGGTGGGGTGTCAGTGATGCGCTGTTTTGTGTCGGAAAACCGGCGCGCGTGCTGGTATGTGCTCTCACTTGTGACCTTTTCTCTCTGCTCACTCATCACTCTTGTCACCAGCCGCTGAGCGTCAATGGCTTGCGTGTGACGAGAAGTGTGACGTGTGACGAGTCCTTTGCACTTTTCTAAATCCTGAAACGCGAGCGCGCACGGTTTCCGAGAAAAACGGGGCTCTGGTGGCGAGTCGGAGGCGGCGGTGACGAGTCGCGCAGTATTCCTGCACCGAGACGCGCGCGGCTTATTCGTCCGCCCTTCGGGCGATGCTGTGGTGGTTCCTGTCGGCATAGCGCTACGCTTTCGCCGCGATGAACGTCAGCGGATACTTCGCGCCCCGGCGCTGCTTGCGATGGCTAAACCGAAACCGCCGACCGTTCTCATCCACCAGCTCCCTCCCGCGCCAACGCTGCAGTTGCCGGCCCCAGCGCTTCATTGCCGAGCTGTCCAGCTCCTTGTCCCCTGGTCCACCCACCAGCCCCTCTAGGAGCCCCATCCGACGGGCTGCCTCCACCATCTCCAACCGATCAAACTCCACATCCAACGCCGTCTCGCTTGCCAGTCGGATCAAAAGCTCCCTCATCTCGTCCTCATCCTCCGCGCCGCCGGCCGTCAGCTCGGGCGCCGCCAGCGGGTCCGTATAGCCCGCCCGCTGCGCGATCATCGAGATCGTCTTGGTATAATCCTCAAAGCTCTCCATTCCCCCCGGCTCTGCATAATCCACCCCCTCAGCCTTCATCTCCGCAATCGTCTCCACCGTATGCCTAACCAGCGCAGCCAGCGCAGCCAAGAAGCCCTTCCTCGTCTCCTCCTTGCTCAGATACATCGGCGTGATCGTCCGCCGATACTTCCTCCCCCGCACCTCCGTGGCGAGATGCAACTCCGCCACCAAGCTCCGCCGCATCAGATCCGCGCTGATCTTGATGTCGTTGCCCGTCGCGAAAACCTGCGTCACATTCGGCACCCGGAACATCTCCGAATTGCCCCCCATCGCCCGCCCCGCATGCGAACTGGCCGTGATGAAGCGATTCAGCGGCGACGAAAACAGCCCCCCTCCGATGTCATCGAGAAAAAGGTAAGGCGCAAACACCCGCGCCGCCGTCTCCAGCTCCTTATCCATCTCCGTCTCGTCCTTCGGCGTCTTCCCCGCGCTCGCGTGCCCATACACCGCCATCAGGCACATCGCCACGATCGTGCTCTTTCCGGTCCCGGGCTGATTGCCCAGCACCGCCATCATCGGGCGCGGCGTCCCCGGCGGGAAAAAAGCCCGGCAATACACCCCCACCATCGTCGCCACCACTGCCGACCAGCTCCGATTCGTCCCCACCGGCCCGTGCTCCTCCGTGCTCCATGTCCACGGATACTCCTCCCCATGCCCATCCAGAAACTCCCGCGCCTGCTCCAGCGACCAGTCCAGCGGATATTTCAGCCGGTCCACCGTATAAATCCGCGTCTCCGCATCATACCCCTCTGGCAGCCATTCCACCGACCATCCCTCCCCACCTCGCCGCACCGGCAGCCGCATCGTGTGGATCGACTCCAGCGGGCGCAGTTGCTCCAGGAAAATGTCCATCTCCAAAATCTGCGCCGCATCCTCCACCGCCAGCGAATCCCGCAGCCGGCGAGCCCCTGGGGCCTTAAACGCACAAAACTCCTCGCACCATCCGGGGAAACGCCGCGCCGCCATCCGCTTCCATTCCCCCGTCTCCGCATTCACCGTCCCCACCTCACCGGCCTTGAGAAAAAGATCGCGCCCGGCCAGCAGCCGCCCCAGCTCAAATGCCAGCGCACGGATCGGCGTCGTCACATCCACGGTCGGCGCAAACTTTGCCATCCCTGGCAGGTCGATACCCATCGCGTCCGCAGCCCCGCGGAGCTGCTCGAGTACGGCAAACGGAATCTGGGCAGACGCGGGGCTAGACATCAGAGGTCGGTGAAAGACAGGGGTTGAATGGTTGAAAAATCACCCGCGCAGCTCCGGCAGCAGCCGCAGCGCGCGATGATCCGGCTCGGGGTTCAGGTAAAGCAGCTCCTGCATCCGGCTTCCGCGCAGGCAGCCCGGCAGCCGGGAAAGGCGCACCGCCGTCAAAGCCGCCGGGTCCGCCCCCAGCGGACACATCATCTCCACCAGCGTCTTCTTCACCGCATCCCACTCCGCCTTGCTCGCCACCTCCATCTTCACCAGCGCATGGATCGACCTCCCCCCGCTCGTGTAAATAGCCGCGATCGGCAACGCCACATGCGCCAGCACCCGCAGCCATTCCCCCGCCGACAGCTCATCGCTCTCCAACACGAAATACCGCCACGCCTGCACATTCCCCTGCGAACGCCGCGTGTATTTCGCCGCAACCTCCCGCGTCCCCGTCGCCATCGTCACATCCTGCTTCACCTCCCACTGCCCCGTCACCGGCTGCACCAGGAACCACATCCCCTCCGGCCCGCCCGTCGGCAGCCTCGACGCCACCGCCTTTACCCCGCGCTGCTGCGCCAGCCGATACGTCCCCACCTCCGCCGGCCCCGACAACTCGGCCGGCTTCTTCCACGCGATGAAATCCCCCTGGCTCCGCTGATCCGTGAAAATCAGCACCCTCTCCCCCTCCCTGTAAAGCGCATCGATGAAACCACGCGCATCCACCGTCCCCACATCCACCGCACTGCGGCGACGCATCCACCCCTCATTCACCTCCGGGCAGCCCCTTACCCAGGCTGCGATCTTTTCGCGATCCAGCTCCGGGCGCGCCTTCTTCTCAGTGCCCTTCGGCACCGCCGCCACCGCTTCCCCCCAGTGCCCCTGCGGAGCCCGGGCTTCCCGTCCATTTTCTTCCAGCCATATCCTCCGCCGCAACTCCTTGTTGAAAGCCGCCACCTCATCCGAGCACGAGCCATGAAAGCAGTAGCCCGTCGGAGCCCCATCGAGCACCACCCGGAAATCCTTCGGCCCATTTCCCTTCGTGTGCCGCCCCATGCCAGGGCACGGGCAAAACCCGCCATTGGCGTCCAGAGACACCCCGAGCCCGAGAGTCTGCCCGAGCAGCTCCGCCGCGATCTCCATGCGTCCTCTCATGGCTACTTCACCCGGATTCCCTTGGACACCTCACCCGCCTCAACCAGCGCATCGAAGCCCGCGCTTGCCGCGTTGTAGCCCAGGCGCAGCTTGCGCTGGATCTTCGCGATGCTCACCTCGGCCCCGATGGCAAAGTGGAAGCGAATTTTCTCCACCACCCGATGCTGCTCATTGAACGGCGCGCGCGCCTCCTCCCCCGCAGCCATCTTCTGTTCGAGTCGCAGCACAAACTCCGCGATCGGGCGCAGCATCGCATGCAGAGCCTCAAGCTGATCCGGCGGCAGATTCTCCCACCGGCCCTCGATCTCCCTCATCCAGAAATCGAACTGCTGCCGCACCGCATGCGGGCTGCCCACACCGCTCTCCCGACCTCCGCCCGGCTCGGCCCGCGTGACGACACCCTTGATCATGCTCGCCCGCAGCTCAGCCGGCGTCAGCTTCTCCCGCTCCGCGGTCGCCAGCCACATCTCGCGCTCCTCCTGCGGCACATCGGCCCGCGCCGCCACGAAATGATGCTCCGCGCTCAGCTCCGCATGCGCCACCCCGTCCAGTTTCAACAGCGCATCCATCGCCTTCACATCCGCAAACTCAAAATCCATCTGAGCCAGCGCCTCCGCCGTCTTTTCCTCCCCATAGCACCCGCGCCCGTAGCGGACATGCTTTGTCTGCCAGAAGTTCACCGATCTCCTCATCTCCGCGAGGTAACGCCCGAGGTCATACCAAGCCTCGAAAAGCAGCCCCTCCGGGATGTGCATTTCCTTTTTGAAAAACTGGACGCCGCTGGGAATGGTCAGACTTTGGATCATGGGTGTGGGTTGGTTTGGGTTGGTTGGAAAGTTGTCAGTCCCCGACGGCATCCATCCGCACCCCGTTCCGGCGGGCGTGGACGGCCGTGGCTCGCGCCGCGTAGCTGGATCGCGCCGACTCGCTGCGGCACCACTTGAGCACGGCAAAGCCCAGCACGTCGCGCCACTGGCTCACATACCAGTTCAGCTTCGCCCGCTGCACCCCGCACGACCTCGCGATGTCGCTCTGCGTCTTGCCCCCGGTTACCAGCCCGTCGAGCCCAGCGGCGAAGATCATCCCCCAGTGCGCCAGCCGCGGCTGGATGCCGGGCCGGATGAGATACATCACGATCCGGTAAAGCAGCCCGCTGATCTCCGTCTTGATCTCCGTCTCGACCTGCGCCCGGTGCCAGTCCATCACCCGACGGGCCTGCACAAGGGTGATCCCGGCCAGCTCGCAGAGCGCCTCCTCCGGCGTCTCCGGCAGCACGGCCTCAGTAATGCCAAAAACCGCATCCTCGCGCTCCCTCTCCACTACGGGGCGTCCACCATTCGCCCGGCCATCGAGCAGCGGCCCGTCGATCCCGGCCCGCTTGAGCATCGCCCGCTCCTTCGGCGAAAGGCTTTCGTAGGCCGCCACATAGCGCGCCTCGCTGTCATCCTGCGCGGAACGCAATCTCATGCTCTGGCCTCCCCGCATCCGGCTTTCTTCATGGCAGCCTTTTGCGCCGAGTATCCTGCGCCATAAAAAGGCCGGTAGCGCTCCTCGTATCGGTCGCCACGAAAAGGCCCCCTGGATTCCCACGCATCATCACGGCCCAGACACCACGCCAGCCCTTGCAGCGTCTTTAATCCATCCGGTTGGGGCATCCATCCGGCCTTCTGCGCCACGCTTTCCCGAAGCTCTGCAAACTTTTCCCGCGCTCGCTCCATGCTCACCGGCGCGCCATTGACCCCGCCAAGCCACCGCCACACCACCTGGCGCAGCGCCCTCTCCGCATCCTCCCGCTCGGGCGCGATCGCCCAGAGTTCAAAGGCACGGGCCGGGACCTCAGCCAGCCAACTCGCCGACGCCGGCACCTCCAGCACCCGCGCCGTCCCCATCAGTTCCTCGAAGCGCGCGATCACTCCACACCTCCTTTTTCGCTAGGCGGCTCCGGCATCGGCATCCAATGCGTCACCGCCACGCGCAACCCCTCGGCGGTGCGCCACGTCTGGCCGTCGTGATAGCCCACCCACACCGGCTCGTCCTCTTCCGGGTGGTGAATCATCACCGTCAGATCGGAGTCGGGCAGCGCATCCGCGCAGCGCGTCCATCCATCGCTCCCCGCGGCACTCATTCCACCCCTCCTTTTTCGCTCGGCGGTTCCGGCATGGGCATCCAATCCCCCAGCGGCAGTTCCCCCTGACGGTTGCGCCACATGGGCCACCGCCGCGCGGCTAAAGCCAGCGCCCGCATCCCGGCCAGCCACTGCGCCCGCTCCTTTGGAAAAGCCCGCCGCGCCTGGTCCCTATGCCTCTCCGCCGCCGTCACCAAAGACACCGCCGCACAAGACCACTCCCGATTTCTCGCCCGCCTCATTCGAGGACTCACGCCAGCCCCCCCCGCGGCGCTCATTCCACCCCTCCTTTGGGCACACCACAGGGCACACCGGCCCGCCTACCTCTTACGCCGCGTAATACTGGTTGTAGCGGTAGGAATCTCATAAGATAAAGGCGATGCGGGAACGCTGGCGCGGGTTTGGGTGGGGTTGGGTTGAGTTGTTGACTTTGGGCACAGGCGGGCACATTGCAGACGGCATGGCGAGCGTCTATCTCCGCAAAAAAAGCCGATTCTGGTGGGTGAAGTTTCGCGATCCGGCGACCGGGCTCGTGCGGCGGCAATCCACGGGGATCGATCAGCGGGCAGTCGATGGCCGTCGAAAGGCCAAGCGCATCGAGGCCGAGCACACTCAGCGGGAAATGGCCGCGCCGGCCGTGGCCGAGCCGGAGCGATGGGAGGCGTGGGCGGCGGATTACTTTGCGCGGCGCTACGCCGGGGCAAAGGGGAGTGTGCTGAGCGCAAAATACGGGCTCATGGATCTGATGGCCTACTTCCGCGAGCGCGGGCTGCGGACGCCGCGGATGGTCACTTACGCGGACGCGGAGGGCTTTGTGCCCTGGCGCGTCAGTGGCGAGACGCTGCGGGCCGTGGGCCACAATACGGCGGTGTTGCGCTTCGTCTTTTTCCGGGTGCTGATGGCGGAGGCGGTGCGGCGCGGCTTCGCACCGGGGAATCCATGCCGTGAGGTGGAGCTGCGGAAACGGCCGGCGAAGGAAAAGGCGGAGATCACAGCCGGGGACGAGGCGAAAATCCTCGCGGCCCTGGAGCGGGAGCCCCGGTGGATGGGCGAGCAGTTCCTCGTGCTCATGCGCCAGGGGTGCCGGCTGACTGAGACGCTGGTCCCGCTCGATCGCATCGACACGGAGCGGCGGAAGATCACCTTTCGGTTGAAGGGCGGGAAGCTGCACACGGCGGCGCTCCATCCCGAGCTGCTGCCCCTCATCGAGCGGGCGCGGCTGGAAAAGCGCGCGACCCTCATCGAGCCGGCCCCGAGCGCTGGCGCGGCGTGGTGCAATTTCTTTGCCAAGCTGGGTCTGCCCTACTCCGCGCACTGCGCACGCGTGACGGTCGTGACGCGGCTGCTGCGGGCCGGGCACTCGACGGCAAAGGTGTGTGCGTTTATCGGGCATACGGAGCTGGTAAATCGGATTTACCGGCGGTTGAATTCTTCGGACGCGGAGGATCTGCTAAACACGCTGTGCAGCGCGGGTCCGTCTCCCAGCCTTTCCGCTGGTAGTAGTCAGCGACGAAAGAAGGGGCGCGCGACAAAGCCTTGAGCGCGTGCCGGAGGGTCGTCTTTTTCAAAGCGGGATATTGGAAAACGTAGCCGGCCTTTTTCATGGCGATCACCCAGGTCTCGTGGCGCCCGAGCAGGGCGGCGAGCTGCTTGCCGTTGACGAGCGTGTCGAGGTCTTTCATGCGCGTGCCCTCCGCTGGCGCTTCTTCTGCGCAATCTCCGCGACCTCGGCGGAGGCTTGGGAATTCCATGAATGCCTGGACAGGAGCAGGCCGCTTTCGTCGCGGTAGCCGCGGCGCTGCTCCCACGCGCGCAGGGCGAGGGCCACGTCGCTGAAACCGCCGGTCCCCCGGAAATGCCCGGCGAGCGAAACCGTTTCGGTGGGCTCGCGATCTCTCACTTGCATACCTCCGCCAGAAAGGCTGCGAAGTCGGCTACCTCGGGGGATGTCGCGCAGGTGTAGGCGAGAAACCCAAGGCACACCATGGCGACAAGCGTCAGCTTTTTCGCTCGGCGGAAGTCGCGCTCTTCGCGCTCTCTCGCGAGCTGCCATTCGGTCTTGGGGATGTATCTGAGCATGGGTGTCATGGGGCTTTGGGTTGGAAAAGCGGTGCCGCGGGCAGGGCGGCGCGGAGGGCGGCGGAAACGCGGTCGATGGTGCCGCGTGCGCTTTTCAGATCCTCCTGGTGTTCGAGGAAATCCGGCGGCAGCGCCTCGCAGTCATTGGCTTCGGCGAGCCGACGAAGCATGAATGTGAGTGTCCATGCCGCCTCTTCGCCATGCAGGGCGACGGTTCTCACGGTGCGTTCCATGGAGGTCGTCATGCCGCAGCACCTCCGTGAAGCTGGCGAAAGAACGCCTCGTGGTGCGCCAGGCTTTTTTTGTGCCAGCGCAGCCGGGCCTCGAAATCCTCGACATAGGAATCGTCCGCAAAAATGGCGTCCATGTGTGTCCAGGTCTCGCCCGAGCAGATCAGCGCCCTGGCTTCGCGATGGCGTGCTCTGGCAAAGGTTAATTCGCGCTCCGCCGACGCCACGCGCTCGCGGATGCGCGCGATGCACTCCCCGAGCCTAGCGCGGGAGTGGTTCGGATTCGGCGCAGGCAGCGCGAGCGGGAGGGGCGGGAGTTCCGCTGTCAAAGCCTTCATGCTCTGGCCTCCTCCCGGGCTTGGACTGTGGTTTCGAGAATCGATTCGACGAGGGCCTGCAACATCTTCCCCTCCTGCGCAGCGATGACCTTCAGCCTCGCGTGCAGCTCCTCGTCAATCGCCACCGTCTTGTTTCGCCCCGTCGCAGCCGGCAAGGGCTGCATCTCG